CGAGAATGTAGGGGTAAAGGATGTTTAATACGCTTGAAATAACAGGTCGCACAACATAAAATTCTACCCCCTTCTGGACCTCGGGGGTCTTCAAATGGTTGAGAACCTCCGCCAAGAGCGAATCGAACATTTTAGGCATTGAAATTTGTCTTCTTCAACATATAAAGATGGCTATGAAGTTGTCGCAACAGAAGATGGTTCGTCTTGGGATGGTCCTTGCTGGTATCGTCGCAGTATATGTTCTTTTTTCGTCCTATTCAGCCGGCAAGATAGTAAGCATCGATAAGGCTGAGGAGCTCGGTGGCAGCGGTGGCATGGGTCCTCTGTCCGAGAGTGGCCCGTCCATGGGCTTCCCTCACGGCCTGGGTGGCAACGCAGCCTCCTCGGCAACGGGTCAGGGTCGCACGCCCTCCTCCCAGCAGACGTACAGCGAGTCCACGCTGAGCTCCTCTGAGCTTCTCCCCAAGGGTGAGCTGGGTGCCTCTTTCGCAGCGGTAAACCCCGCTGGCATGGAGGACCTGAAGGGCCAGAACTTCCTGCAGTCTGCCTACCACAGCAACATCAACGTTGTCGGCATTGCCCAGACCAACAGGAACCCTAGCTACGACATCCGCTCGGAGGCACCCAATCCCCAGTCCAAGGTTGGCCCCTTCCTGAACACGACGATTGATCCTGACCCATTCAAGTCCACCAAGGCGCTTGAGGGTCTGTCGGCGTAATGATAAACCAAAAAAAGCATAGTATATAGTAATGTTCCCTATCGCTGCTGGACTTGGCGCCGCAGCACTCTTGTATGGTCTCAATGGTGGACCTCAAAACACACTTCGTATGAAGGGCCCAGATGGGCATGAGTACGATATGCAAAATCTCCCTGACAAGGAGGCAGCTGTCAAGGTTATGGCTTCTATTCGGGAAAGCCTTGTGAAGCTATACGATTACTACAAGGAGAACCCAAATCTGTCAATGGATCCTCCTGTAGCTCGTTTTTTGGCTCGGTTTAGCCCCAATGTCTTTGTTGAGAACGATATGGCTTCAAAAGACACATCCTATTCCGAAAACAAAGGTCAAAAAATTGTGGTCTGTCTTCGGGACAAGACACAGGCTCCCAAGTATCCCTTGGTAGAGAAAAACACTGTAATGTTTGTGATGCTACACGAGATGGCTCACTTGATGACGGAAACGATTGGACATACTCAGGAGTTCTGGACAAATTTTAAGAGGATTTTGGGGGATGCGGTTCAGTTGGGGTTGTACCAGTCGGTGAATTACTCCCAGAATCCGGTTGCTTACTGTGGGATGAAGATAACGGATTCGCCAATATAGGCATTGTCCAGTTGTAACACATTTCACATGTGTGTCGCTTCTTCACGGTGCTTTGATGGCAAATCCTACAATCGACAAAGACGGTCTGCATTCTGTTGGGGTAGCTCCCTTAAAAATGCGCAGAACAAATTCGTTTTCATAAGTAATGAAGACAATCCCGATCTCAGGGACAACTCAGTCGGTATCATTCTTTGAAGATGATACAATCGAAGTCGTTCGACAATGGATTGCCTTGACAGTTGGTAGCCATCCCGATCGATTGTTCATCACTGCAAAGGGCAAGTTTGATCGTGAGTATTACTCCAACAACCCGAAGAGATGGTCGGATCTCTTTTTTCGGTTGTCGTATGATGGCAAGGTAATTACTCCGAATGCCTTGAAGACCTACATAACCCAGATTCGTTCGGTGCAAATGACAGAGAGATTGGTAACCCTGGAGGAGTGGGAGGCGCACGACGAATACCTCACACCTATCTACCTACCGGAATTGGATTTTGAAGAGATTCGTATTCTAGGTGTTGAAGAAGCAAAGTCAAAGGTACTTCCAATCCCTCCTACAGACCTTCCTGTCCAGGCTGCAGCAATTCCAATTCCGAGTGTTCAGAGTCTGTACGAGTCCTTTCACCCCTATGAAGTGACCGAGTTTGAGGCAACAGAGGTATCTGAAACTACTTCTGAAATTGCCAAACGAATCTATTTTCCGTTGTTGCGTCAAGATACACCTTCTACCATCGAGACTCTGCGTAGTTCCCTCCAGGCATCTCAAACAAATCTTCAGAAGCTTCTTGACCTTCATGTACCGGCTCATGAAACCACTTCCATTGTGCGTGCAAAATGGTTCATTCCATTAATCTCAACCCGCTTCACCGCTCCTCGTGCTCGTTTCGAGCAGATGTTCTATGGCTTAAGTGTTTCCAAGGAAACTCCGTATGTTGGATTCTTCACAGCCAAGTCCGAGACGATGCGACACAAGTTTTATGTTGAGAACCCGAAGGACAAGAAGCCCTTTCTGGATACCTCTATGCTTCGAGGATGGTTGAATGCCTCACAACCCCAACGAAGGAAACCAACTCTGTTGTTGTATCGTGGAAAGTCCCGCGGCTCGTTCGACAGGATTGCGATTACACCCGATGATATTACTGTATCGGTCTTCCGTGGGAAGGACTCAAAGGAAACGCTGGAAGACATGCGGTCGTCTCTGAAGGCTTGGTTTGCTTCCTTGGATGCGGTTGTTCCCTTTGTTGTTTCGACGGACATGGAGGATGACCGTTGGGAAATGGGTGATATGTCCATTGTCGCAAATTATGCGAATGAAGTCCGTGAATTTGACATGCATCGATTCCCTTGTTTGAAGTCCATTTTTGGCTACCAAAGTGATAGCTTCCGTCTGTTGCGGGCAGAGTATGCGCTTGGTGATATTTCTCCTCGTGAAATGCAGGCCTATCAGATTCTCAACCAGGAAGAGGCAGAAGACACTCCCGATTACCTTGCACAGGAGATGGAACTGACTCCGGCAGAGGCAAATGAGTTGTTCCAGAGCATCAAGGCAAAAGCCGAAGACCTGAATGTGGAGAAATCACTCAAGGCGTATCCCATCATCAAATTCACAAACAAGGAAGTCATTCTCAAGTTTGTAAGCAATCTTGAGCGAACTCTAAAGTATGTTGATGTACTACGGTTTGTGCTGTCTTCCGACAGTGAGTCAGTCAATGATGTTTGCCCTCGCCGAATGGAGAAGGTTGAAGCATCCGTGGTCATTCCTCAACAGGAAGTGAATGTGGAAGGAGAGTTTGAACGAGATGATGACTTCTTTGCTGCGATGGGATACGACGATACCGAAGTTGCTGAAGAAACACAGTCAACAACAACGAACGAACCCAAATCCAAGAAGATGGCTGTTGGAAAGGCAACCACACGAACCTACAATTACTTCAACAATCTTCTACAGAAGTTTGACCCCCAGACGTTCGACAAGGACATCTATCCTTGGGAGTGTAAGAAGCCTCGTCAGGTCGTTGCCTTGACGGCTGACCAGAAGGCAAAGCTTGGCCCTGAATACAACTATGAGGATTCTGCTGACTCGGAGAAGCTTGAGTTGAAGGACCCGGATGGAACAATTGTGTGTCCTGCGTATTGGTGCATTCGTGATGAAGCACCACTGAGAGCTGACCAGTTAGTGTGGCAAGACGATGGCGAAGCGCATTGCCCAATCTGTGATGGGAAGCTACGAACACATGATAACCTTGATGTTTCAGAGTACTCTGTCATTGACCGAACAAAAGCAGGTTTGTACCCTAACTACTTGAAGTCAGTTTCAAAGATTAATGGCAAGCGTATCCCTTGTTGCTTCCAGCAGCCCCGTTCGACCTCTGAAGTCTTGGGCAAGGTAGAGGAGAATGAGAGCTACATTCTTGGAACATATCCTCTTCCAGCTCTTCGATTGGGTTGGCTTGTTCCAGATGACCTAAAGGCAAAACTCAAGATAAAGACGGACTACACAAAAACAACCAAGAATGGTCGTTTGCTCACTGGAGAAGTTGATATGTTCCTTGTGGGACTTCAGAGACCTTCAAAGACACTCCCAACGATTCTGGATTCGAAGAAGGCCATTAAATCACCAAAGGAGGCTCCTGAGAATACGGCTCGTTGCTCCTTCTTCCGAACTTGGTCAAAGATGGGAACCGGAGTAACACAGAGTGACCGAATCATTGATGGCATTGATGATGCTTACCTGAATGGAGAACTCACATTGTTGCAAGAAATGGAGTATGTAACAACCTTTTTGAATTGTGAAGTGATTCGGATTGACCGCAAAACATCTGAGGTGATTTGTGGATTCTGGTCAGACACAACTGTTGCAAAGGGTCAGACTACATTGGTAATGGTTGATAATGACTTGCTCTGCAGTGTAACACGACTCAAGAAGGGCAAGGCATTCAAGATGGATTACACACCTGACCTGAAGAAACATCCAGAGACACTCACTCTTCTGCGAGAACTCCACAATCGTGCTTGTTCCGTCAATTTGCCTACCTTTGGAGATGCGATTCGTGAGCTACAGCTCAAGGGCAAGTCTGAGTATGGTGTGATTCTGGATCCCTTCAAGCGAATTCAAGCACTCTTTATCCCGAAGGAGATTGTCCTACCGATTGTCCCTTACTCTCAAAATCCAGATTCAGGCGTTGCTGTAAAGGCTGGGTATTCAGACATCACCGAAGGCGACCTACCCGATGGAAGTGTGTTGCGATCCTTCTTGAAGGACACAATTCACCCAGGGTTTCAGATGATTCGCAATCACGAAAATATGAGTGGGATGATTGTAGAAGTAGAGCTTGCTTCTGGTTTCCGAGTTCCAATTCAGGAAGAAGAACCGGAGGAACCTGAAGAGTATTCCTCGGAGATTACAGAGACAATTCGCAAGCACAATGAGAAGGATCTTGTGGATGGTCAGCCAAACAAAAGGGACCAACAGATGGCACAGTCAATCATCTATGAGTCTGAGATTTACGAGTTTTTGCTGTTTTCACTTGCGAAGGATCTCCAGACGGAAGAATACAGTGGATTGAGGGTATCTCTTGAATCGCGTAGTCAATCCTTGCTGAAGGATATCACGAAGTGGTTCAAAGAAGAGGCGTATGAGGATAAGACCAAGAGTCCTGTTGAGTTTGTGAACAAGGTTCGTACACCTTGTGGTCAATACAAAAACAAGGATACATGCAATACCTCATCGCTTTGTGGTTGGCACAAGGACACGTGTAAGATTAAGGTTAAGCCTATTGTAGAGACAGCCAAGCTTCTGAAGCGATTGGCCAAGACATTGCGAGACAATGAGAAGACTCGTGCGTTGGTGTTGGATGACCGTGTGTCGCCCTTCTTTTCTACAGTTCTATATTTGGAAATGCCGCATGAACTGATTACAACCTCCTTCTAGTCACCTTGCGGTTCTTCCGACGACGAGTCAGCTTTCTCTTGCGACGACCATATCCGAGGGACGCGCTCTTGGGACGCTGACCAATGGCTGCAATCCCCTTTTCACGCGAACTAGGACGAACTGCTAGCAATCCCTGTGAAGCAAGTTGCTCTCGTGCCTGTTTTGCTTGTGTCTGTGGTTCCATTTGTGTTTACTTGCTACTTTTTAGTGGGTTCTCACAAGACCCCCGAATAGCCCTGCACGATTCTTCAGTATCGTGTACACACACCTTAAATTGAGCATCTGCATAAAGCTGTAATTCCTCTATCGTAACAGGTGTAGCTGTCGCAGTAATCAATGTATTGCCCGTTGAACTACGAACCAACTCCAACCCTGGGAAGAATGCCTGAAATTTCGGAACCAAGAAATCCTCCATCTCCTCCATCGTACAAGACCTATCCTTTGACTCAATCCATTTTGCTACATACGAACCCGACAGAAAGTTATACAAAATTCGATTGCCAGTCTTCCTCATTTCTCCAGCCCCATGAATGGTCTTTGCACCCACGGATTTTGCGATTGACCGATGAAGCGTTCCAACTTCAAACATTGAACGAACCCTACTCGCAGCAAATTGAATTATGTTGGAACCAGCCTTCCGGTATATCATCCATGTAAAAGTTCCATTTTGGTCAAGAAGCTGTTGCGGGCTAAATCGCTCAACCGATTTGATATACAAATCAAGCCATTTTTGGTCTGTGGGTAGCTGAATATACACTCGTTTATTACCGAATTTAACTGAACAGTTCGAGCTTGGTTTCATCACAATTGGATATGAATCATCTGGTTCATACTCAACACCGCGGTCCCAAGTCTTTGCACATCGCACTTCTTCGGAACGGTCGGGAAGATCTGGCGGAGGTGCCAACGAAAATTCCTCATCGTCAAACATCGACTTCTTCGTTGGCGGTTCTTTAAGTGGGGTTGGGGCTGTTCGCTTTGCCCGCGTCTGCATTGTATTGTCTCGCGAAATCATAAATGCCTCGTCGTATTCGTGGAGGAGACGACAATACATTTGGTGATCTTGCTCAAAGTGCTGCACTTGTTGGTGTAGGTGCTTATGCAGCACGAAATCCAAACACTCCAGGCATGGGCATTGTTGCCAATATCGGGAAGTTTTTCTTGTACGCGATGGTCGCTGTTTTTGCTTTTTTCATTTTCATTATCGTCTACGTCTTGCTCTTTGGGAAGCAGGTAGATGCCCCGGCTACGGCAGAGAAATTGACCATGCAGTGCCGTCCTGAAGATAAGCCTCAGGATCGCAATGGGCAAGCAGGATGTATTACTGGTTCGGGGAATTGGTATGCTTCCTCAACTTCTTAAGCAACGGGGACGATCGCCTTCTTGAAGTGGACCTTCAGGAACTTCTGGAGGTTCAGGTAGGTGACCTCCGTCTTGTCATCCACGCGGAGAAGCTTCATCAGCGCGGCGTTGGGGAGGATGCGGCGCTTGAACGTCGGGTCATAGCAGTTGTGGGACTTCACGTACTCCGAGATGAACTTGGTCACCTCCGTCTGGGAGCGCTTGTCACCCGCCTTGAGACCCATAAACGCGCAGAGCTCATCCGTAAGGGGGCGCTGGACGAGGAAGGCGTTGTTCGCACGGCGAGCCTCCCAGACCTTGCGCTCCTCGGGCGTCATCGTCTCGGGGTTCTTCTTCACCTTGCGCTTGGAGTCGCGGTGCTCCTTCTTCGCCTGCTTGGCGGCCTCCTGCGTCGCCTTCACGGCCTCACGAACCTTGGAGGAGAACTCCGTGGAAAGGGACTTGAGCGTCTCCGTCAGCTTGGAGAGGAGGGCATCGCTGGACTGGGACACAACGGGGGCAGCCACCACGGAAGGGGCAGCCGTCGTGGGCACAACGATCTCAGCCTTCGCGGGGGTATCGGCCTTCGCCTTGGGGGCCTTCTTCGCTGCCACGGCGGGCGTCGCGACAACTGCTGCTACGGGGGCAACCTCGGTCTTCTTGGTGGTCTTCTTGTCAACGGCCATCTTGTTTGTCTTAGGGACAGAAGTAGTAGAGGACATTTTAACGCGCTTGTTATACTTCTAACCTACCGCGGGTATGTAAATCACTTTCTTTTCAACAACGGTAAATCGCAGAAAGCATTGTAAACAACAAAATATATGGATCCTTTGGAACGACACACATACATAAGAGTCGGTGAATTGAGCCAATTACATACAACTGGGAGTCTTGGGTGTGAATCAAGTGAATCCCGCGAGTGCAAAATGCCTTAATCCTCTCCTTGATTGGGTTTCCATCCCTATATGCGACACCAATGTCGTCTCGAATCATCAGAAATATACTATGATAGTCAACCTTTCCAAATCGACGAAAAAGAGTCGGGTCAATGTCTCCAAATCCATAACAAGAGAACAACTGACAAAGCATGTTTAGGCGAAACGCAAGAACATCCGGGACGGTTGTAGGTTCAGTAAGGGCGTTACCACAGCGAAACCGATAACACCAGATTTGAAACATTCTACGCTTTGTTTCAACATCCAATGGGACCTTTGTGTAGGGATTCAAGGGGATATTACTTCGATAGACCCAATTGGAGAGAGTTGCATAATCAAACCACCAAATCTTTCCATTTTCATTGAATGCAAAATAAGTCTGGGGATCCTGCCTGTCTTTGTCTTCACAAGTTACAAGATCCTCATCGTTAGAAAGTCCACTTCTGTGTAGAACTCCTGGACCATTTCGACGCAATCGTTTTCGAAGCATTCCTCCACGAACAAATGCTTGAATTTTGATAATACAGGCTGTTTTAGACGCGTTTGCATCTGCCCATAATACCGTAGTACGTGCTCGAGCATGACTACCGCACAAAGTATGGCCAAAAAGTGCATTTGCAGCGCATTGTTCGAGAGAACCCTTCTTGCGAACGGAGGCGCATTTCATTGTTGTAATTAAGAGGTAATCTGAAAATGTGCGCGCAAAACGAATTCATGGTTTCCAAGCCATAGCATACTATATCCTAGCATCATGTCCACTACCGCAATCATCTCTTCCTCTACCCTCGACATTTCCAAGATCTCCTTCGGTGATATCCGCCAGAACAAGGCGGGTGGTAAGACAGTTCCTATCAAGTACAATGGTCAGTCCCTTCAGATTCGTCTTCCCCGCATGTATTATCCCATGGGCGTTAACATCAAGGATACCGACAACGGAACGTCCTACACTCTATCCGCAACCCTCAAGGGTTGTGATCCCTATGCCAAGGAGGAGGCAGGTTCCGATGCAGGTGATGTCGGTCTTCTCTACAACTTCCTCCTGAATATTCAGGAGAAGCTCGTTAAGAATGCGACTGAGAACAGCGTCAAGTGGTTCGGTAAGGCTCGCAAGGAGGATGTGATTCGTGATACGATGAAGGCAGTCCTCAATCCCTCTGTTGAGAAGGTCGATGGTGAGTGGAAGCCTACGGGCAAGTATCCTCCCAGCCTTCGTATGAAGGTTCCTGTGTACGATGGCAAGGTATCAATGGATGTCTCCAGCCATGATGGTAAGCCTCTTGAGGTTGACACTGACAATCTCGCACAGATCTTCCCCAAGCGTGTTGAGGCGTCGATCGTAGTGTCTCCCAGCGTGTATGTATCTGGTCAGGGATTCGGTGTAACTTGGCGTGTAACGTATGCTCGCGTCTCTCCTCCTACGCGTATGACGGCAGCCGATGTCTTCAAGGACGAGATTGAGCAGGAGAACTCGAAGCCTACGCCTGCGCCTGTAGCTCAGCAGGACCCGTTTGATGAGGAGGAGGAGCAGCATGAGGAGGCATATGTAGAGGTGCCTGTCGCTCCAGCACCTGCACCTGCAAAGAAGAGTCGTCGTGTTGTAGCAGTCGCGTAAACACTCGGGAATCAGTAGGCGGAATGTGAATGACCATGTCAAGGTCAATAAAAAACACTTTTTCCTTTTGAGGGAAGTCCAGGGGTCTCATCTGGTTCGACACACAAATAGGCTTCAAGGATTTTTGCTTGCAGTCATCGCACGAATAGATAGTCGGGATCGACCGAATCATCTCCAATGTAACAATCCGAGACGGACCATTCAGACACAATTCCAGAAGCTTCTCTGGAGTCGTGAATCCTTCTGAGAAACATCGCTCATAAACATGCTTAGGAATCTTTGACCAAATATCAGTTGCGACCTCCCAGCCCTCCTCCTGAAGGAATGTAGCAAACTCAGATTCATACAACCAAAGAATATGGAATTGTGCGTGATCCCTTAGCGAGTGTTCACACAACCCTACCCTGGAGAGACTCTCATTATACAACCAATAGACATTTGCGTGTGTGTATCGCGGATCTCTTGACCCTCGATAGACATCTCGACCGTCCATATTCCAGAGGTCAGACACGACATCAATATCGTGCTCCGTCACATCTGCTGAAATATCCTCATAAACTACATTCGGATCTAAAATAGAATTCATTGTAAGACTTCAATATTAATCAAACTTAACCGAAACGCGTACATCATGCCGATGAACAGAATTGGTTGCAGAGCGCGAGAGTTCATGCCTCTTCTTTCGACCATCCTGTTCCTCCTTCATCGTTGTCGAACAGTCATCCATATCCTTCTGGACATCCTCCACATGCTCCTCAAGGTAATCCAAAACTTCATCCTCAATCGCCCACTTAAAAAACTGGAGTTGTGCAATCGTTGTCGTCAGATTGTTGGCTCCATACTGGAACTTGCGACCTCGACCAAAGGGATCAAAGATCTTTTTGCTATATCCTCGTAGCCGAGCCTTGTACACCAAATACACAATAACGTGTCTGTTGTCCTTGGTCAGATAGGAAATGTTGTGCTTCTTCGAGTAATTGGTAACAAACCAATCCATCAGACGCAGACTAATCTTGGAGTTGGACTCCAAAATCGTTGTAACCCGTTCCATGTTTGCAGGTTCGTTGTAGAATGTATTCAAGTGAACTAGAACCCAGTGGTCTTTGCTTTGGATCTCCATATAGATGTTAAAGAGTTTTCATTGAAAATGACTTTGTATAGAGTAAGATGGAAATCCCAGACTATATAATTTTGACCGACGACAAGATGAAGGTCTTTATTGGAGAAAGCGCTGGACAACTAGAAGCTGAACAGAAGAAACTTGGTTGGGAGCCTTACACTGGCGAGGTTGAGGGCTTGGGTTATGATGGTGGTGCTGACCTATCTATATTGGATGCTTACAATGAAGAGTTCAAGGGTATGATTGAGGATATGTTTGAGAAGCTTCCGAATGAGACGAGGATTCTCGAGGGTTCAATGGAACTACCTGTGTACAAGCCCGATGAAAACGAACTTTCCAATACGAGGCTTACTGATGAGCAATGGAAGACGCTCTCACTGACTGGCTCCTTGACGTGCGTCCGTATACCCACATTAACATCCGAATTCGGCAATTCATCATGTACTGCAGAACCCTCTGCCCAGAGTACTCTTACACTACCCTCAAGCGAATCATCGTGCCCATCGTCAACGAACTCATGCTGCATGGGAAAGTCGGACGACTGTGGATGCGAGATAGAAACTTTGGCAGGGTGCTTCGGTTGTATGGCCAAAGCGACCAGCGGACGCAGGCCTGGCACACCAAGCGAGGAGAAATGATTACCGCATCGGAAGTCTACAAGGCATTTGGAAGCCCTGAAGCTCGTCGCGAATTGATTATGCGGAAACTAGAGACTCCTGTTGCGAATGAGGGTGGAAACCAAGCTCCTGCATTGATTTGGGGAACTCGCTTTGAGGAAGTCGCAAAGCGCATCTATCAGAAGCGAACCAACTGTAAGATTATTGATGTCAGTTGTGTCCAGCATCCGGTCATCCCTTTTCTGGGAGCATCACCCGATGGATTGATTATCCCCAACGATGAATCAGACCTTCAGCGTTATGGAAGACTTGTAGAGTTCAAGTGTCCATTCTCCAGAGCAGAAACACCTGGAATCCCAGAGGCATATATCCAGCAAATGCAGATGCAAATGGAATGTACAGGAATTGATGAATGTGAATATGTTGAGTTTCGCTTCAAGCAGTATAGCTACACTGATTGGGTACGAGCACCCAAGGAGTTTGAGAAGGGATTCTTCTCGGTGAATGAATCTGGAAAGGTTGATTATGATACGCAAGACGTACCTGAGACATCTCAGATTGTGTATTGGGTACTGACATCCATCAAGGAGGACTTTCTTCCGAAAGACACTCAATGGCTGGAGAAGCACGAGGTAGAACTAAGAACGCTTTGGGCAGACGTTGTCAAGCATCGTGAAGCTGGAACAAAGCCTGAAGTTGAGAAGAAGCAGATTCTTACATTTGATCTATGATTTCCTGTACCTGAACCGGTCGAGAGTAAGAAGCAAACATCCAGCCTTGTCGGGTTGAACAACCTCAACTACCTTGGGTGCGAACTTCTTGTTCCACTCATCAATCGAATAGTGGTTTCCCATACTGATGTTGCATCGCCCACAAATAGGAATTAGATTTCCAATATTTGTCTGACCGCCCTTGCTCTCTGGAATGTTATGTCCGCATTGATAATCGAATGCGTTGATTTTATTCGTACACCAAGTTACATTACACTTTGTTTCGAAAACAGGACCATTGTGTACCAACCAAACCTGTTCACGCAATGCCTTGGGTATTTTTCCTTTCGTATAGTTTGGTGTTGGATGTGGCTTCATCAAAAGTCCTGCGACCGTTGAATGCATTAATTCTTTAAAGCGTGTAAGCTTTATATTGATTTACCTGGAAGGGTGTCTCCATTCCCTGAATAGGTCCAATGTTTACTGAGGGCGGAGCCATGTGATTCGTTCGCTGGGCATAGGAGGAGTTCTGAACGGCAACCGTCTTATCCACCTGGGTCTTGTCCAGAAACTCGGGCTGGAATCTTTCACGGGATGAAAATAGAACAAGACCGACGACGACCATCGCGGCCACCAAGTACATCCAAGACATAAAGTTCATTGTTTATCACACTGGAAAAAACGAATCGATTTCATTCTGATACAGGAAACAAGTATGGAGGACCGAGCAATTGAAGTTTTACGCATTATGCTCGAGCGTCGTAAGCTCGACACCAAGACAGAGCGTATCACGCCAGAGGGTCTTGAGCGAGCAAACGCTTATATGATTGGAAAGGTACTCGTTATGTTTAGTCAGAAGGAGAAGGGTCTTCAGGAGAAGGATATCAACATCTTGGTTGATTTCGCGGTCAAGAACAGTTATAGCAACGGTATCATCATTGTGTCGATGCAGAGACCTTCGGAGAATCTGCTAAAGGCGGTGAAGGCATTCACAAAGGACCGCATTCAGTTCTTCCACCTCCGCCAGCTTCAGTTTGACTTGACCACTCATCGTTATGCTATGCCCCATCGTATTATGAGCGAAGACGAGCGGAAGGTTATGTTTGAGAAGTACAGTATCAAGGGAGATGCAGATGCCCGCGAGGTTCTCCCACAGATTGATTCACAGGACCCGATGGCAAAGTGGATTGGAGCAATCCCGGGCGATATTGTCGAAGTAACTCGCCACAGTGATGTAGCTGGGCAGATTTACTATCCACGATATTGCGTTGAAGACGCAAATGTTCAGTAAAGACAATGGATGAACTAAATAAGGAGTATGCGAGCTTGATGGCTGAGTATGAGGACGAAGTACAGAAGGCAATCGCATCCGAAGACATCAAACCACACGCCGACAAACTCAAGTCGCTAAATACTCAGATTGCAGATGTGTTGCATAAGATGATTGGAATTACAGCTCAGTCGAAAGAAGTACAGGCAACCGATTATCGAACGGACCTTCTCCAGAAATTGGACAAGATTCAGAAGGACTACAATGGGTTATCACAGAAGACAGACCAAGTTGAAACACTACGCCGAATTCGTGACAATCAGACAGTAGATACAAACTTCAACCTGTATTTCTTTTTGTTTCTTGCAATTTGTATCCTCCTCATCCTTCTAATTTTCTTCAGTGGTCAAAAGAGTGACAGTGTTACCAGTATGGCAAACAGGCCCGCAGCGATGCCCGCCTTTACGTAATAAGGTGTCATATCCATAGGAGGCTGTTCCGTAAGAGCCTTATTCACAACCTGTGAGTCTTGGAGTTCCGGTCCTTCCTTCCGAATGTTCTTCATCTGTTTCTGAAGCTTCACTAAATCTGGATTTGTAGTAGTGTAGTCATCTACAAATTTATCGATAAACTTGTTATCTTCTTCCAGAGCCTCTTGCTTTTGAAGAATATAGCTATCAATCCATTTTTGTGCGTTTTCATACGCCGTCTTGTACGCCGTATTTCCAGTTAGCTTGTATTGAACAAAGTTCGTCTTGTACTGTTCAACTGCCTCGTCCATTATCTTGTCTGTCATAAAAACAAAATGCCGGTCTCATCGTATCTTGAAAACGGTCCTCCTCGCGTAAAGACGATGCGCGATGCGTCCGAGCACACCCGCTACATTCGGTTGGCTGCACAGGTTGCTCCCTATATTAACCAGCCCAACGGATCAGATGTGCCCAAGGGTTCTTGGAAGACACCTTCAATGGCTGCCAGTTCAGCACTTATCCGACCCGTCTTTGGCGTACTCAAATCTTTCGTGCCTAATAGTAGTTAGATGTCCTTCCAGGAATATTCAAAAATTCAGAGTGAGTACTCAACCTATTCCCCGCAGGCTGATATTGGCAACGAATACAAGAAGGCCGCTGAGAAACTAAAGACTCTTCGAAGCAAGACGGCTCCTGCGGAAGATATTCAGAAGTTGCGAAAGGATATCCTTGACCCGAGTGCAACTCCTTCTGTCCTCTTCATTCAGGTTGCCTTGTTCTTGGTCTTCCTGAGTCTGCTTGCCTACCTAATAATGCCCGTTGGTTATGCTCATGGAATTGTATTCTTACTGCTTTGTGTGGGTATCTCTCTTGGAATCTTTCTGCGGAAGTGATAATGAGTTGTCGCGGTCCTTTCCAAAATTTACCGACAGCTCCAACCCTATGTGTATTGCGATGCCCAGCGCATATGGGATTTGAGTTCCGTATGAAGGACGGCGTTCCAATGTGCATTTATACTGCGAATGAATCAATCTATTTTCAACTAGAATCTTACTCGACTGAAGACACGCGCGACGGAGTAATGGCTGAAGCGTCTAAAAAATCAAACGAGAATGCTGCGATTGCCATTGGAAAGATTGACAAGGAACTCAAACTCAAAACAGCATTTCAAAAACTCCAAGATGCAGAGAATGCCCGTGATGACGCACCCGATTCCTTTGAACAAGCCCGCATAGCGTACTACACTCTCCTCAAGGGAGATACTTGGAAGGAAGAGGAGTCAAAGAGAATTGCTCGGGCAGAAGTCAACCCTGTTGTAGATGGTTACCGAGAGAAACTCCAGAGCATTCAGGTTCAGACAGACACACAGAAGCGAACAATCGATGTAATTCAAGGCGTGAAGGACCGAGTTCTCTCCCTCAAGGACGATGTGAAGTACTCTGTGGATGCCTTCCAAAAACAGATTGATGGGTTGAAAAACCAGATTCAGGTAGAGCGACATGCAACAATTGACACAGAGGATACTATCTGGACTCTTGTCACCGCAGGACTGAATCTAATTTTAGTGTTTATTCTTCTTGCACTGATTGTTGTGGTCTACCGCAAGCTAATCGCAACACCATCTGCTCCTGGACAACAGTCTATACTGCCTTCAATGAACTTTTTCTATAACAGACCTGCTTCACCAGCTGTAAAAACTGCTTAATCGCGTAGAGAGATTCAATACATACTCTACCCCTTCATCAATGGAGATCGTGGATTCACGAACTGTTGCCGACTTTCAAAAAACTACATTCTGCGGACATGTTCGAAGCCATGTTGTGAAGGTACTCCTTCAAAACATTGCAATGGGTCATGCGGATTACGCTTGCTACTGGTCATTGGAGTTGGCTTGTTCAGGATTGGTACATACCCTTTGGATGTCTCTCTTCGAAGCGGCAGCACTTCATGTGAATCGTGCTCAACCAAATGTGTTTTTGTACTTGGCAGAAGCGTATGAAAAGTATGCTCCCTTGGAAGCGTCCTACGACATTCGGAACATGACAAGTATCCGAAACAACCCAGAAGTCCGAAGGCGAATCTGTGAGGCAGCTGCGACAGTTGCTCTGTGCCGTAAAAACAAGCTCTCAAGTTTCCCAACAATCAAACCACAGCATGACTTTGACCAACTAACAATCCAAGAGAGTATTCGTGCTCCTTCTGCTATCTATGGAAAGCTAGTTCTTCGTCGTGATGACCCTATCTCCGCTTCAGTCCCAATGAACGAACTCTGTTTCTCTCTGCGAAGTGATGTACGAGATGTTGGAAGAAGTCTCTATTGGATTGCGTGGATGATTGCCTATACAAAGGAACATAAGAAGCAGACCAAAAAGGCCCTTGTCTTTTCAAACCGATCAGATGACTTTGTTGACCACACACAGGGAACTCATGTTGTTTGGATGTTTTGGGACGCGATTCGGAAACAGACGCAGAGCTATGCGAGACCTCACATAGAAGTTCTCTACAAGATGTACTGTCTGCGTTGGTCTCCTTCGGAAGTAAGCAACCGTCAAGGACTTTTGATTGCGGCGGTTGTTCTTGTTTGCGAAGGTCCTAGCCTAGACACATCTCCTGTCACAAGCGAAACAACCCAGATTTCTACAATTACTGCAGGCATCCCGGGATGGATTGACGCAATTTCCAGAATGCAAAAGAGCTTTTCTGGGTAAGAGACATAGAATGAAGATTCCTGGTGTTTCTGCGAAAATGAGCGTTGTAATCACGGCTGCTCTCCTCTTCTTTATCGTCGCAAACCCTATGACCTACAAGCTGGTTGATGGGCTTGTAGGGTCTCTGGTCGGTCGCCTGGTAGCACCCTGCGGTTGCCCCACGACGCTAGGACTGATTGTCCATGGCCTCGTGTTTGGTCTGCTTTGGGTCTATGTGGTCAAGGCTTAAAACGAATACAACAATTTCAAAGCATATACACTACAATGATCCCCGAACTTTCAGCATCCAAGGTAGCCGCCTTTATTGGCCTCAATCAGTGGCAGTCAGTACATGAGACCGTGTATGACTTGTTCATGAAGGACAAGGATATCAAGGCGCGAATTCAGCAAATCGAACGGGAGCACAATCGGCAGTCCTACAACAAGGTTGTGGGAGAGGTCTTGCGCGATGGAGCTGTTCAGGGACTTGTCCAGACTGGACTGAAGTCAATTAGCCAGGCAGGTTCAAATGTTCAGACGGTTCTTGGAGATGTGGAGGAAAACGCCAAGGTTGTCATGGAGCTTCGAATGAGTGAGTTCTCTCCAGAGCTTCGCAACCGACTGGCAAGTGAGGTTCGTGGTCAGGTTATGAAACAGCGAGGTATTAACAACGAGGATACGATTCTCAACAACTATGAAGCAGCGCGTGCCGTCAAGCTAACCAACAGGAATACAAAGACCGCCAAGAAGGACTTTGGAGCATTCAAGTTGGTAGGACGATGCGACGGTTATGTAGAGTCTGCGAAGCGTATCATCGATGCGAAGGAACGCACAAAGATGTGGGCAGAGGTTCCTATCTATGACGAGATTCAGTTGCGGTCGTATATGGTTATGTATGATGCGAATGAGTCCGAGCTGGTTGAGCGATTCCCGAATGGAACAACTCGCACTACACTCTATGCAAACGATGTTGACAAGTGGGCAACCATTGAGACAGCGATTCGCAAGGGAGTTGCAAAGATGAACTCCGCACTTGAGGATACGGAGGAGCTAAAACGAATTGTATTCGCAAATACAGTAAGTCTAACCAATGAGGATTGAAATATCGAAAACGATGCCACCCGAATTCACAAGTGCAAAGCCAATTCGAACCTATGAAACCAAGTATGTTTATACTGGATTTCGTAGATATGATATTGATAGAAAAATGCTAATGGAATTTGTAGAAACACCAACAGGATTGATAATGCAAGAGATACCAATTGTGACTGATGTGTTTTCAAAGGGTTATTCGGTAGAGAATGCGAGTGTTACAGTTTATTCTGAGAAGCCTCGAATTTGGAAGGAAGTTTTGAATCCGTTTGTGACTCACTTCTTCCGTGAGATCCAAGAGCAACCCTGCTCGACAGCCTCAACTGCCTGAGACATGGGCTCTGCAAGTTCCTTTGCTTCTTCGAACGCCTTGCGAACTCCCTTCTCTAGGGCAACTACCTGGTCCTTTATCTCCATAAACAGCTTAATAGCCTCGGCCAGCTGAGCCTGGAGACTCTCCAAGGTTACCTCTGCCTTTTTCACTTCCTCAACAACAACCCTTACCTCAGTTTCATCTGTTGCGCTCATTTTTTATACTTATAACATATTTTATCAGTAAATGGGTCTGTCGGATATCCTAGCAATCGCATTAGCAAGTTTGGTTACATTGGTTGCCGCTCACGTCGCAGTCTTCTGGGTTGTTCGAACGTTGTATCCCCCTCAGGTAGCCGTTCCTATGCCTATCGCTCCCCCTCTTGTTGTGCCCCAAACTTTAACGCAGGCTCCTCTAATAGAGCAACAGAATGTCACCCTTCCTACGTATGAAACGGCTCTTCCCGTGGCGGCCGCAGTGCAAGAGGAACCTCGTCGGGGACCGCCACCAGCTGTCTCAACCTCAATTAAGCGGGAGCCCGGGGTGGATACTCCTAACGCATAATGAGGAAAACGCAGCAGTTGCTCTTTTTGTTGATAACAACGAGAAGGTAGAGACGTTCAAAATCATTCTTGATGAGCGAATGTTCTCGGATACAGTTTTGCGTGTTGTGAAGCTATCTCCTCGTTTGTTTGTTCTTTGCGACATTCGTTGGCTCAACGGAGTCAACGTGTTTGAAAAGATGAACTTTGAAAAACGGAAGGAAACTATTCGGGAACTCTTGGACCTCTTTCACTTTCCAGACTTGGTTGGGTTTGTGCTACCGGAAGATGTACCAATTGATTCAGTCATCCGGGGGCATGAGTATTACGATGACCAACCTGGCACCCTAGGCGTATTTCTTCCCGCGGATGAATAAATGGCAGGCACTTGTGGTGGTCCAGTTATGGGCGGTCGTCGTCGTAAATCAGTAAAAAAGGGCAAGTCCCGCAAGATGCGTGGCGGTATGGGGTATGGCTTCACGGGTGCGATTGGCACCAATGGCGCTGACTACACTTCCTCGTGGGGCGGTGAGGTCACGAAGGATGGCACCCCTGTTCTTGAGTCAGCAGAGCGTGCGACGGGTGGTCGTCGCCGTAAGTCGAAGAAGGCTTCCAAGAAGGCAAAGAAGTCTCGTCGCAAGACGATGCGCGGTGGTGCCAACTGGCAGTCTACGGGTGCGGTAGGCTATGGCTTCACGGGCAATGGGTCTCGTGGTCTGGCGGATGCTACCGGCTATGCGTCAAAGGTGCCTCCTGCGGGCGGTCCTTCTCAGAATCCGGATGGCGCATACGCCACCTAAGAACAGCGTCGGCAAATACATAGGGTAGATATTCATCATCGTTCGTGCGGATGAATGGCCCTCCTGTGACCAAACAAGTAAGATGCATCCTCTGCATAATATATCTCAATTCCTGATACTCAAGCCACTCTGCCCAAGCAGTGTATGTTGCGATAGCAGTTGTAACTACCATCATTACATTCGACTGGTTCAACAGCAAAAAGAAGATACATATCCATGGACTCACAATGAGTTCATTGATACGCATCATTGAATCACCCCAACTAGAGGGATTCCATTTTCTTCGGAGTATTATAAATCGTTCTGCTAATTGAAAGGGATTACTCATTACTCTCAATCAAGATTCCATCACCTGGGAATTTTTCGAACGCCATGGTATCGGCTCGCAGATATTCCAAGTCAGAGTCCTCCGTCACATGAATCAGCTTGAGAATCAGGTCCATCTCAATTCGATTGCCCGGAACCAGGAACTTGTTGAAGGCACGCGTCAGGTCAATCTCAGTCGTCTTGTCGCCAATCCATACCCATGGGCACTTGGCGGCGGGCAACGTAAAGGGATTCGGAAGGTCCTCGATAGACTCACCTTCATATCGAATGTAGCAGAGCTTGCTTCCCTCATTGTTCATCCACTCGTCGATATACACATAGTCCTCGGGGACCCGTGTGAAGATTTCATTGAGGACATAGGTTTCATTCGTCTCAGATAGGAAGTAGGCCGTGTGTGTTCCGCTCGTAGGAAGCGCGAAGAAGGAGTAGCAGTAGCGGTATGCGGATACCACGTATTGGAGGAACTGGAAGAGAATGTTCAGCATTTTAGGATACTAATTCTGAGTTCAAAGTTGCGAATTCGTTTTACGCGATGGAGTTCGATTGTACCGGTACATTCACATCATCCTCAACCGCAGCCTTATCCACGAACTTCTCCTGGTATTGACCCAGAATGTAGGAATCAAACTCCGATCCCATAGCAATCGCAGTCGCAAGAGCCGTGATGATAAATGGAGTCGCAACCAAGAACCAGCTCACGACACCCAAGCCAACACCGCAGAAGATATCAAGGACAAGCACAGTGGCAAGACCTAGGATTACCTTGATGGTAAATGTGACCCAAAGACCCAGAGAAGCATCAAGCCCCAGCTGGATGACTAGGAAAATAAGATACAAGAGTGCGGGAGGGCAAAGGTCCTCTACAAAGCGCATTTACATATTCCGCGAGAGAAATCAATAAATGGACGATGAAGAGAGCTGGTCAATTTCAATGCACACACCCGACCGGATTATGAAGGCTCGCAAAATGCTTAGTGATCTAGGTTATGCGAACCCATTCGGACTGGCGGTTGAGTTCGATGGAGATGTTGCCGCAGCGATTGAATCGTTGTTTGTGAAGCCGGTTGTTTCAGGTGATAAGTATATTCCGGCACCGACAAAGATCGACAATGGATTGACGGAGGAACAGGAGGCTCGATGTATCAAGGGTAGGTGGATGCAGGAACAGGTTAACGCTGTATTCTCAGTCGCCCACTCGAAAATCCAACCTTCCCAATTGGAGCTACAAGACGCTGGGCAACAGGAGTCGGCTGTGATTGACCTACCGGTTGTGCAGCTTGAATCGCACCAGAGTTCATCATCTTCGCAGGGTTCTGACGAGAAAAGTCTTCTACCACGCTCGCAATCCGAGACGCCTCTGTAAACAGATTCATACCATCAATATGATCTCGGGATAGCTTCGACAAGGAAGCATAGCTGTCCGGATCGTCCAAGGACTCAATTGCAGCAATCCATTCATCAACCTTCTCACGATCACATGCAATCGCGGCATCTCCGATCCATTCCTGAACTCCTTCTGTACTGTAATGAGGGTGGGGGGGATTCTCGGAAGGTGTTGAATAAATGACTGGAATACCGTTGATCATAGATTCCACTGCAATACGACCAAAGCTTTCATAAAAAGAAGGCATCAGCAGAATACGAGTTTGTTTGAGAATGACACGAATGTCATCATCAAATGGAACCCATTTTACATTGGAAGGGGCGGGGGGGACTCGTAGCTCTCCGTAATAAGGTAGCACACCCATAAACTTGCGATTCGGCATCGCACGAGCCATATCAAGAAACTGAACAACACCCTTGTTCAGGTTTGCGTTTACCAATGTAATGTAATCCCCCCGAAAAGGCTCTGAAATTACAATCTGATTTCTATGAAGAATTGGACGAACTGTTTCTGTGCGAACAATAGCCGATGGCCAAGGCTTGATGTTATTGAAATAGTTCTGCTGCATCACTTTGTTGACAAACATAAGCATCTCACTCCATCGGTTGTCTGCGTTTCCACTAATGGCCGTGTAGTTTCCATCAAAGTGGCAGGTTGCAATAATAGGGCGGTAGTACCCGCGGGAGTTAATCTTCCGAACCGTTGGAAGGATTGGAGAATGAGGACAAATCCAGATTTCACTTGTGTCGAGGAAGCTTGTAGCAGCTGTGTAATGGATGAATCGGAAGCCACGATAGTTGTCTCCATTGTAACCCTCCTTTGGTTTGGTGATAATCATAAACGCAATCGTATGACCGCGTTTTTGAAGTTCTGTTGCTAGGTCAATATCATGTAGGAATGCACCGCACATGTCGGGCATTCGGTTCGCAAAGAACAAAATTTTCATTATATTCAGGCATCAACTCGTTTCGTCTGGACTAGACGAGTTGAATCCCCACCCCGCGTCCAATCATAAATCCAGTTTTGGGGGTTTGCATACTCATCCTTCTTCTGGGGAATCAACGGGTCGAAGAAGTTAGGAATTGCCTTGTCCATGATGGTAGAGGCCTCCTTGCGATTACGAGGAGGCGCACTGAAGATGAGCTTGGACTCATCCTCAACCGCAGCCGGCTCACCACCACCCAGATTGGGAGTCGTGGCAAAGGGACGAGACCACAACTGGTGCTTCCCCTTGTGCCTCCACGCCTCCGGCATACCCCATCGCAGTTCCGTATTGTCATCTACCTTACATCCAGCTGACCCAAATCCACCCGATGCAATCATACCCACCTGGTCTGCCATTGCAGATGCAGGGTTCAGCGTGTCCGAGCATCCTGCGGTCAAAGACGCAGTGGCTCGTGTGAGCCCAGAGTTGTTGGCAAACGTCTTCGATGCCTCCTCATACTTGTCCGAAACAAGTCGGGTTGGCGCATAAAACCAATCGACACTGTTGGTTGTCATCTTATTTCAAGCCTCGAATTTAATCTAAAAACGAAAGGCTCCCGTCCTGACAAGACGGAAGGTATGTGGAAAGTTATTCAACCGTGTGACTGGTACGAGCACGATGCCTACGATCGTGATACCAGAGGCCAAGGATATGTCGTCGATGCTTTCGGTCGTACAGGTCAAGGCAAGGTGGCTTGTGTTCGTATTACGGGATTCAAGCCATTCTTCTATGTAAAGTCTGACAAGAAGCCTGAGGGCAGTATCCTAGAGAAGAAGTACGATGTCCTTGCGGGTTTCAAGGAACTCCAGACGACCGATGTCTGGAAGGTCGAGTGTAAGTCCAAGAAGCAGTTCAGTGATGCAGTCAGAAGCACATATGGAATCCTGTACGAGAGCAACATCCCTCCTCTCCTCCGACTCTTTCACGCTCGGCATCTAGGTCCTGCGTCTCCCTTTCGTTTCCGTGCCAACAGCCAGCCAATTCCCAAGGACCTTTCTGGAGACCCAAGTTTCGTTGTCGATGAGTTCTACACGTGCGATTTCTCCTGCGTCGAGTCGACGGAAGCCAACATCGCAATGAAGGTAGCCTCCTATGATTTGGAGATGTATTCCAAGTCGGGTATGTTCCCACAAGCCAAGAAGGGAGACCCAATCATCCAGATCGGTATTAGTTATCGATGGTCAACGGATATGATGACATCGATTCGTAAGCGCGTGTTTGTGCTGGGTTCAGTCGATAAGAGCGACGACCCAGAGGTGGTGTTTGTGTCCTGTCGAGATGAGGAGGATATGCTTCGTAGGTTCAACACGGAGATTGAAATTGAGAATCCAGACATTATGTGTGGCTACAATACGTTTGGTTTCGATGATGCCTACATTGAGGACAGGTGTCGGGAACTGGACATTGAAGAGGAGATTAGTCTATCGCGCTGCAAGATGAAGACGACATCGGGCGATGGTGTGTGGAGAACCAAGTTTAGTGAGACCAAGAAGTTCGAGCTAGCATCCGGCAAGTATGATTTGCGGTACTTGTGCCTGCGTGGTCGACTGGGACTGGATTTGCTGTTGAACATGAGACGTGAGCACAATCTGGATAGCTTCAAGCTGGACAGTGTTGCTGGAGTTTTCTTGAAGGACAAGGTACTCAACTATGGAGACGGCAGGGTCAATACGAAGAGTACTCGGGGGCTTGTCACTGGGAATTATGTCAAGTTTGACATTGTCGGAAATACTAGTGACCCGTACGAGGACGGACGAAAGTTTAAGGTTACTTCGGTTGATGCGAAGGGATTTACAATTGATACAACAACAGCTCCCTTCACAGAGTTGTCCGACATCCAAAGAAAGTCCCTCGAGTGGACATTCGCAAAGGATGATGTAGACCATCACCAGCTGTTCGACCTTCACGCAAATGGTGGCTCAGCAGGACGGGCGCGAATCGCCAAGTACTGTATTCAGGATTGCGACCTTGTCCTGACTCTGATGGCAAAGCTGGATACCATCGTCAATGCTCGTGGTATGGCAGATGTGTGTAAGGTTCCGATGGAGTTTGTGCTTCGTCGTGGTCAGGGAATCAAGATCTTCAGTGCAGTATTGTATTATGCCGCACAGCGTGACCAAATCCTCCGAGTCCAGTCTGCGTCGTTGGACGATGATGGATACGAGGGTGCGATTGTGATTTCGCCCAAGATCGGGATGTATCTTGACCAGCCGATTTCTGTTCTGGATTTCAACTCTCTATATCCGACGAATATGATTGCCTACAACATCAGCCCCGATAGTCTGGTTGCTGTTCGTGTCTATGACACAGATGGCGACCTGATTCCTGGTGAATGCGAAGGAATCTCCAAGGCAGAGATGGATACCCTGACCGAGAAGGGATTCGTCGTTGAGTGTATCGAGTATGACAACAAGGAGGAGGATGTTGTAACCGGCACGACCAAGTGCTACTATGTTCAGAAGGACGAGAAGCAACCGATGACCGAAGGTGTTATTCCAAAGACACTGGACATTCTGCTGAAGAAACGAAAGGAATTCAAGGAAAAGATGGAAGATACACAATACGATGAAGCCCAGCGATCAGTCTACAACGGTCTTCAGCTTGCTTACAAGGTCGTTGCAAACTCTGTTTACGGGCAATGTGGCAGTCGCACCAGCCCCATCCGAAAGCTCTGTGTCGCAGCGTGTACAACCGCTGCCGGTCGGAAAGCCTTGGGTATTGCAAGGCGAGTTGTTGAAACAGAGTTTGGTGCAGAAGTCATCTACGGTGATACCGACTCCATCTTCATCAAGTTCCCAACAAAGGATCTCGCCAAGTCAATTGAGCTTGGAATTGCCGCAGGAAAATCAATCACTTCTCAATGTCGTCGACCCTATAAGATCGCCTACGAGAAGACGCTCTATCCATTCATTCTCTTCTGCCGCAAGCGCTACGTCGGCATGAAGTACGAGGAAGATGCGACAGCAAAGCCGAAGCGTATGTCCATGGGTATCGTGCTGAAACGCAGGGACAATGCTCCAATTGTAAAGGATGTGTTTGGTGGAGCGCTCGACATTCTACTGACCGAGCGAGATGTGAAGAAGGCACAGGCATTCACAATGGACCTCCTCCAGAAGGTGTTGGAGAACAAGATTCCACTGGACAAGTACATCGTCAGCAAGTCATTGCGAGATGACTACAAGAAGCCTGAACAGATTGCTCATCGTGTTCTGGCTGACCGAATGAAGAAGCGCGATGCTGGAACGGCTCCCAAGGTAGGCGACCGATTGGCGTTCGTGTATGTCGCCGAGAACAAGGACGCAAAGAAGCAAGGGGACCGTATCGAGGAGATTGGGTATGTGCGCGAGAACAACCTAACACCCGACCCTACCTTCTACATCACCAATCAGATTCAGAATCCCGTCGCACAGCTGTTTGCGCTGTGTATCGACCAACTGGATGGATATGTAGCACCTTCCAGACCCTCGTACAAGACACTCCTAGAGATGATGATGGAGAAGCACGAGGGAGACGAAGAAAAAGCCACACTGGCGGTGCTGGACAAGAAGGAACGACAGCTAGAATCTCTGATGTTTCTAGGCAGTCCAGTCTTATCAAAAATCATACGAAAGAACACTCGTGGTCCGATGGACATGTTTATCAAGCGGTCGTAGGCTTCTTCGGCTTACGAATCAAAAGACTCCTTACCCATTTCTCCCATTCCTGTCTTGCATACTCACTCTTTTTCACACTCTTGGGAATATACAACCCGTTTGCGTCCATACTCTTTTTATGGAAGGGATTTTCAAATAGAACAACCCATTAAGGTAATGTCTGACGATGATGATTACAATGTTCTACACGCTATCCGTGATTTATCCAACAACAACCGTGAATTTTACCACGCAATTCGCTTTTTGAATACCGACACCCGGAATCTTATCGCAGCAGCACACGAGCGCAACTATGCTACGACACTTGCGATAATTAGGAACTTTGCAAACACCAATCAGACGATTCGATACACGATGAATATCTCTCCCGCTGCCTTGGGAGCGGACAATGCTACCTTTATGGAGCCTGTTCCGGTTATTCCAACTCCAGCACAGATTGAGGCTGCACAACAGACTGGGGTAGAGGCTACCGCAGACACGATATGTTCTATTTGTCAGGAAGAGGTCACTTCAGCCACTCGACTAACTCGGTGTGGTCACGAGTTTCACGCTGAATGTATCAGCCAGTGGTTTGGAGTGAATCCTCGATGCCCAGTATGCCGCCACGACATTCGTGATAGTTCAGCACCCGCGCAGCGCGCCACCCGCCCAGTAGGATCCACTCGACCTGCTGCGCTTGAAAGTCTTTTACGCGAGATGGATATTGTAACTAACAATGATAGTAGCATGCAGCCCGACTAAGAATAGAGGATGGTGTAAAGAGTTCTCAATGGCTTGCATGAATGCCCAAACAATGAAACCCGATGTATGGTTTGTTCTTGATAACTCAAACAATCCAGAGCAAGACTGGAGCGACACACCTGGTATCCTCTACGAGAGTGTAGCAGAACAGAAACCAATTGGATGGATGCGGAATCGTTGTCTTGAGAAGGCTCTAGAGTTGGGCGCCGATTACATTGTCTTTTGGGATGATGATGACTATTATCCACCCAAGAGAATTGAGACTGCTATCAAGGCACTTCAAGCAAATCCATCCGCCGATATCGCAGGCAGTTCAAAAATGTATATGTTGGTGATTCCAGAGAATGTGTTGATGACTACGGGTCCTTTCCATGACAAGCACGCAACAGCAGCAACAATGGTTGTTCGAAGACGCTATGCCGAAACACATCGATTCCTTGAATCGAAAGAAAAGGGTGAAGAGAAATCCTTTACGGGAGATTGGTCGGCAACCATTGTTCAGGTGTCTGCGGAGGATACGATTGTTGTTATGGGTCATGGCAGAAACACAGTTGATAAGTCTGATGTCGCAAAGACCCCCAAGAAGTATTCAGCAGTTGTTGTGAATTCGATTAATGGGAAACAGGTTTTCCGAGTGCGATGGCCTGTAGAATGGGGTCTGTTTTGCAGGACATTTTCTGTTTCAAGATAGACATCACTTCAGGGCTACAATCATTCGGCAATACAATCGACGGAACAATGTCTGAATCTCCATACTGAAGAAACTGAAGGATTCGTCGGACATCGTGTTTGTATCGCTTCGCCAAGGCAGACACGTCCTTATCCGGAAAGAGTTCAACAAGGTCTGCTGGCTTTGGAGGATAGCACCGAAGCTTCAGGATTTCAGGTACATTTTTAAAGATACGCGGAATCTCATTACAGGTCATGATAACGGGAACCTTACGCTCTTTCGACACCATCCATTCAGCTAACTTCCGTTGGGCGTGTGGGTCGCTTCCATCTACCTCATCAAGCACTAGACACATCGGTCTTTTATGCCCCTGCAAAAGGGCTGAAATACTCCTTGTATGCCGTGAGGACTGAATCAATGAATCTATATCTGAAAAGCTTCGAAGCGACTGACTCGCATTCACTTCCATTGGGTCAAAGAGACAGGAACGTGTCGCAGCCAGCGCCATCGTCGTCTTACCAATCCCAGGGGGTCCGTGAAGAAGAATTACATTTGAAAAGGCTTTCGTCATCAAGTAGTTTCTGATTTGCGATTTCACCTCTACATGTCCAACGACTCCCTCCAAAAAATCAGGTCGTCGGGTCTCACTCCACATACCTTGTCTTCGTAGGGTAGCAGAAAATGATTACTTCAAACAAGACAATGGATGTCCCTAGGCATATTCTGAGGACACTCTTTACAGATACGAAGTTCCCTCTCATCCAACATCACTTGGACTCCTTTAATGATTTCATTGATGTAGGAGTTCCAGAGTTCCTTCGTGCTCTGAACACCGACAAGCCCTTCGAACTTGAGCTGAAGGACGGTCGGTTTATCCGTGTCTTTGTTGGTGGAAAGGAGAGCAAGAACATTCGGTTTGTATCACCCCTCGAGGAAGATGGAAGCGCCATCGTGCCTCACTCTTGCCGTCTCGACAACAAGACCTATGCGATGAGTCTTCGCGCCGACATTGACGTTGAGTATTCCTTCATGGATGCGACAACTCAAGTCAAGACCTTCAAGGATGTCCTCATTGGAGAAATCCCATTGATGCTTCGTAGCAACTTGTGCTACCTGTCGGGTATGGATGGTTATTCGATTGGTGAATGTAAATTTGAGTTGGGCGGGTACTTTATCATTGATGGAGCTGAGAAGGTTCTTCTTACTCAGGAAATGCTAGGCAACAACATGTTCTATGTTGGTAAGCGAAAGAGACAGCGACCCAAGGGTTCGATGAAGACCTTGATGGAGAAGGAAGCACCGATTGATACGTCTCCCGACGCATCCGACAAAACTGCTTTTGAAGAGGTGACAGAAGTCTATAGTGCGATTCGTACTCTGTCCGACGATGGGTCTCGTGGTCCCTATTCTCATTTTTTGGTTCTTCCTAGTGAGACCCTTGCCTTCACAAAGGAGGGTATGAAGCGAGTAGCGCTGACTGCGGATAGCTTGAACAGCAGTGATACACCAGGCAATCTAGGGCGAGACAATCGCATTGCTGTCATTCAGCTTCCTGGTTACCAACAGCAGGTTCCGTTGATGAGTGTCTTCCGAGCCTTGGGTGTTGCAAGCGATCGCGATATTTACGATACGACACTCATTGGTGTTGCCGACAAGGATCGCCTTGCCTATGACGATTTGTTCTATCAGATTCTGCTTTCCCACGACAAGTTCCTTGAGAAGACGGAGATGACGGATATTGATATTCTAGCAACTATGACTCGAAGCAAATCAAAATTTGAAGTGGTTGTGAATCTCCATGAGACGCTGTTCTCCCATGTGGATTTCAAGACAGAGGATGCTGGAGCTCTGTTCCGACACAAGGCATATTTGTTGGGTCATATGCTGAAGATGGCGATCGATGTTGAACTCGGACGACGAGCACCCAGTGACCGAGACAATATGCAGTTCAAGCGAATGGTAACCTCAGGCGTTCTTATGTTTGAGGAGTTCCGTCGTATCTTCCGTGAGACAGGTCAGGAGATGCTTCTATCGATGGACAAGCGAGTCCAGTACGAGGCTTCAAACTTCCGAGACAAGAACCTTGTAAATCTGCTTGAGCCTGAGAACATTGGTCGCTATTGGCGTGGATACCGAATGCTCAATGAGTACCTGAAAGACTTCAAGGGTTCGTGGGGTGGTCGTGTTGGAATCGCACAGGAACTCGCAAGACCCAGTTATGCCGCTGTGATTCACCACCTACGAAAGACAGATCTACAGATTGATAAATCAACAAGCACTGCTCCTCCTCGTCGGTTGTATGCCTCACAGTTTGGAATAATGTGTCCTGTGGATTCCCCTGATGGATCGGACATCGGATACAAGAAGGCATTCACTATTCTTGCTCGGGTGTCCAATGCCTCCCCTGTAAAAGTGATTAAGGATCTACTCATGGATTTAGTTTTGTTCGTTGAAGATATCCATCCATCTGTCTGGAGGCCTGAATGGACCAAGGTCTTCATCAACTCGGATCTGATTGGTGTTTGTGTTGGAGATGCCGAGGCACTTCATTCGAGGCTCCTTACCCAGCGACGCAAGGGTGCTCTTCCCTATGATACATCTCTTTCATGGTCTCGAGTCAATAATGAGTACAAGGTCTACTGCTC